GCAGGTCCTGCAATCGGTCCAGCTCGGCATCGGACAGCGGCACGGCGCGCGGCGCCTGGGGGGCAGGGGACATTGACCGGCACTGAGATAAACCCAGCGAGTGAATGAGAAAAATGGGCCGGAAGAGGCCGGACCAAGGCGGAAGAAAAAGGGGCGCGAAGAAAGGCGCTTGCGCTACAGGAAAGTAGCGCGGCCGGCCATCATGCGGGCTCGTCCAGCCCGTCGAGTGGCCTCTGCCGGTCGCGCTGCATCTTCTCGCGCACGTGCCGATTGATGGCGTACACCTGTTGCACCGACAGGTTGTGGCGGCGGGCCACCTCGTTGGCATTGCCGCCGATGAGCTGCTGGTAGATCTCCATGTCGCGCTGGGTCAGGCGGAACTCGCTGTCCTTGGGCACGTACATGTAGCTGCCGCCGTAGTTGCGCGCCAGGTTGTGGGCGATCTCGCGCATCGACTCGCGCGCCTGCGCCTCGGGAAGCTCGCACTGCTCGACGAGCGTGCGCGTGCCCAGCTCGACCAGCACCTTGATCAGCTCCGCAGCCTCCTTCGACCCGCGCCGCGCCACCGCTCAGGCCCTCCCCAGCCACCGCTTCAGCGACTCGATCACCAGGTCTTCCTGCTTCGGCTGCAGCCACTCCAGGTGCTCCACGCCCGTCTGCCGTTTCGCAAAGGCCACCAGCGCCGACATCCGCCGGTCCTCGACCAGCTTGGCGTCGGCCAGCTCCTGCCACAGCGAGAACATCTTTCGCTGCACCGGCGTCAGCTCGTGCGCCACGGCCCGTCGCCGGCCTGGCTGACGCTGCGTGCGGTCGTTGGTGAAGCCGCACTGCCGCAGGTGCTCCAAAAAGCGCTTGCGGCCGGTGAAATCGAGTTCGCCGCTGGACTTCACCCGGCACACCGTCCACAGGATGTCGCGGTACATCCCGTCGTCCCAGCCGAGCTGCTTCTTGGCGATGTGGATCGCCGCCAGGTCGGCCTTGCGGCCACCTTCGTGGTCAACGACCGCCCTACCCACGCTCGCGCTACCCCGCCCGGTTCTCGTACACGCAGGCGCGGCACCAGCTGTACAGGCCGAGCACGCCGCCGCCGTCGCGGTTGAAGAACTCGCGGTCGGCCGGCCACCATTCCAGGCAGCGCGAGCACTGCATCTCGGCGCCGTCGTCCGTTTGGCGCACGCGCTCGTCGCCCTGCAGCTTGGTCTGGCTCACGCCAGCCCTCCCACGTGCCCGAAGTGATACCCCCGGCAGAAACGGCACCGGTACGCCTGCAGCCGACCCTGCTCGCCCTTGGCGCGCACCAGCGCTCGCAGAGCGGCGTTCGCCGCGTTGTAGTCGGCGTGGCGCACCTTGCCCTGGCAGGCGCGGCGACGGATGGCGCGCTTGCTGCTCACTCCACGGCCACCGCCTCAGCCACCAGCGCCTTCACCAGCTTGTCCACATCGCTGTCGGCCGGCTTGATCACCACGTGGTCGCCGGTGTCCTTCACCTCGACGCCGATGCGCTTCAGATCGCCCGCGCTCAGCTGCAGCAGCGCGTCCTTGACCGGCCGCTCGGTGGTTGCGATCAGCACGTCGGCCTGCTCGGGCAGGTGCTTCTTGATCAGCGCGATCGTCCGCGCCTCGTCGGCGATTACCAGCCCGCCGCGGCCCTTGGCCAGGCCGAACTTGATGCCGTGCGCGGTGATCGTGCGCGGCTTCTCAAACAGTCCCGGGTTGGCCTGCACCGCCTCCTCCAGCGCCTTCCAGTAGAACGCCGCCGAGTCGATCGTCTTCTCGATCTGCGGCATGTGCTCGGCCTTGAGCTGCTCGATCTCGTCGTGCAGCGCGCGCACCAGGTCGGCCAGCACGTCGCGCGTCACCTTGAGGTTCTCGGCGCGCACCTTCAGCTCGTCGATCGTCATCGCGGGGTACTCCTTGCGGCGTCACCGAACGCCGCGTCGTTGGAAGGGGGCGAACTGCTGGCCACCAGGCACAGCAGCCGGTGCGCTTCATGCAGGTAGTCGCCCTGGTCGCTGCGGAAGGACGCGTGCCGCCGCGCAGGCACGTCGCGGTGCACCAGCGCCTTCGCGCACAGCAGCGCGGCCTCCTGGCAGAACTCCACGTCCACCAGCGTCGAGCAGATCGGCCCGAGCGTCACGACGGCCGCTCCTCGCCGGCAACCATGCGCGCCACGACGAGCACCGCCTCGTCGCGCGCGGCTTGGTAGGCCTGCAGCAGGTGCGGCATGGTGCAGCGCGGCCCGCCGTGGCGCTGCAGCGCGAACCAACCGCTGTACACGCGCTGCTTCAGCTCCCGCGGCACCATGTGCCAGTGGCGGGCGCACATCAGGAAGCTCGGGCCGATCGGCGTGTCGCAGACGGCGCAGGTGTGACGGTCCATCGTGCTCATGCCTGGTTCAACCTCAACTGCCCCAGCAGGTCCGGCAGCGACACCTTCTTCATCCGGCTCAGCAGCCGCAGCGAGTGCATGGCCCGGTGCTCCAGGAACGCGCAGCTCGCGTTCAGCTCCTCCGGCGTCACGGCCATGTAGTAGCCCGTGGCGGGGGTGCCGCAGATGGCCACGCCGTCGCCGTCGCGCAGCTCGCTGATCAGCTTTCGCAGGCGGCGCGGCGGCATGCCGAGCTGCTCGGCCAGGCGCTTGGCACTGATGCCGCGTTCGCGGCCCTGGTGGCGCGCCAGCGCGTTCAGCACTTCAGTCTTGGTGGGCATCGTCACCTCCTTCGGCGCGCGCCTTGCGCGCCTCGATCTGGGCCCGAAGCGCCTGCGCGTAGCGGCTCGGTCCGGCAGGCGGCGGTACCGGCGTGGCGGAAACTGCAGCGCCAGGCTGCAAAACGGCGTTGCCCGCGGCCACCGGCTGCGCGCTGCCACGCCGCTCGGCCTTGCGCCCCGCCTCGCGCTCGCGCTCCTCGGCTGCTTCCTGCTTGTCCGCCAGGCCGACGATCACCTCGTACAGGTACGCGTGGCTGGCCAGCGGCAGCGTCAGGTTGCCGGCGTCGCGGTAGGCCAGCACCGTCTCCAGCGCGGTGCGCCAAGTCTCGATCTCGGCGAACCACTCGCGGCCCTTGCGCGTCACGTGCTGGCGCTCGATGTCCGACAGCAGCTCCAGCAGCAGGCTCGTCATGCGGTCGATCGACAGCCGCCGCTTCGGCGGTCGGAACAGCGCGAGGTAGCGCAGCACCAGCCCACCGAGTTGCGCACCACCGGGCACGCTCGCCGTGGCCAGCCGCGCCATCGCCGCGCGTGCCTCCTCGTTGGCGAGCAGCACGTCGAGGCTCAGCTCGGCGTTGCAGGCCGGGCAGCTCACGCGCACTACGCCGGCTCCTCGTCGTGTGGCATGGCCCGTGCAGCGACGATCGTGCCGCGCTCGTCCCACTGCAGCTCGGCCTGGCCCTCGTAGCGCATCACCGGCAGCTCGAAGCGAATGTCGGCCACCGGCAGCGCCAGGTACTCGGCCAGCGCCTCGACGCTGACCCACTGCCCGAGGTTGGCCTCCAGGCGGATCAGGATCGTCGCGCGAAGGGCGTGGCTCATGCCGGCACCTCTTCTTGCGGCGCGGTCAGCCGCTCCAGATTCTGACCGCCCAGGCGGTCGAGCCACTGGAACAGCGCGCGGGTTTCCTCGCGGTCGAGGAACACCCGCTCGCCGTCGGCGCGCTGGATCAGCAGCTCGCCGGTGCTGTACAGGCAGAACTCGATCTCCGCCGACGCCTCCTCGGTCTCGCTCTCGCTCTCGCTCTCGGCCTCGCTTGGTTGCGTGACGGATTCAAGAATCTCCGCCATCGGGCGGCGCACATGCACCGCATCGATGTCCACGCCCGGCCCCGGCGCGCGCGGCGCCGGCGCCGGTGCGGTCGCATACGTCTTGCGCCAGGCGCTGTCCGCCGTGCATGGCGACGACGCACTCTCGCGGTAGTGCACGAAGTCGTCGCCGCCGCGCATCACCTTGCACGTCACGAAGCGCTTCGCCGAGGCCGCCAGCGCCTTCTCCACGTCGAACGAGCTGCAGCCCAGCGCATCGGCCAGCGCATCGCTGTCCATGCCGCCTTCGGTGCGCAGGATCAGCGCCGCGGCCTTCTCGGCCAGCTCGCTCTGCGGTCCGCTGCTTGGGTCGGTGTCGGTCACGCCCGCACGAAACTTCCCCAGCTCCGTCAGCGCCATCGCCTGCGCCTGGTTGCCCACCTTCTCGCCGACGAACACCAGGTAGCCGGCCGTCTTGGCATTGGCCGTCGCCTTGGCCGAGTGGCCGATCGACCAGCCCGTCACCCGCGCCACGTCGTGCACGTTCATCTCGCCGTGCTGCACGAACGCCTCCAGCAGCGCCGCCATGCGAGACACGCGCGCCGTCATGGCTTGCTCCTCGCGCAGCCGCGCTCGGCGCCGTCGTCCAGGCCCTGCTGGTACGCCGCGCGCAGCTGCACCACGCGCTCGCTGTTCAGCGCCACCTCGCGCTGCGTGCGCGCGGTGTGCTGCTGCGCCAGCGCGGCCTCGCGGCGTGCATCCGCTTCGGCGACGACGCCGTACACGGTGAGGATGGCCAGCGCCACCACGGCGCCCCACCACCAGTCGATCTTGCGCTGCTCCAGCTCGAGCGCGTGCGAGCGAAACATCTCGGTCGTCTTCATCGGGCAGGTGCTCCCTTGGCTGTGGAGGGGGTGGGCGCGCGCCGCATGAACTCGCTGCCGCTCACGGCGCGGAAGCCGTTGCGCGCGTACCAGGCGCGCAGTGCACGGCTGCTCATGCCGCCGCTGCGGCGATCGAACTCGCGCGGGCGCAGCTGCAGCACCACGCCATGTCGGTCGGCCACCTCGGTGCAGCAGTCCAGAATCTGCTGTCCCAGGCCCTCGCCACGGCGGCTCGGGCTGATCCATAGATCGGTGATCACCACGCGACCGGCGCGCGTGGCCTTCAGCCCCACGAAGCCCGGCCCGAACAGCGTGCTGCCGGCCACATAGCCCTCGCCGTCGCCCCGGCTGCGGATCTCTGCGATGCACTGCAGCGCTGCGCTCACACCGCCCTCACCACGTCACGGTTGACGATCGGCGCGCCCAGCTCGGCGGCCATGTTCAGCGCCGCGGTGACCATGTTGTTCACCGCCAGCGGGTAGAGCAGGCTCGTCGCGCGGCGCTGGCCGCCGCTGCCGGGCCGCTCCACCGTCAGGCGTCGGCGCACCTCTTCGATGCCCGTGTCGTCGATCAGCTTGGCCAGGTCGGCGCCGACGGTCTTGGCGCGGTGCTGCAGGTACGCCTTGAGGTCGTTGTCCAGCGGCAGCAGCTCGACGATCTCGCAGCGCTGCGTCACCTCGCGCAGTGCGGCGCGGCGCGGGTCGAGCTTGGCCTTCAGCTCCGGCTGGCCGACGAGCAGGATGCCCAGAAGCGGCCGGCGCCCGAGCTTCATCTCGTGCAACCGCTTCAGGTGCTTCAGCGTGAAGTCGCTCATCGAGTGCGCTTCCTCGATCAGCAGCAGGTGCTGGTTGCCCGCCTCGACGCTGCCGCGCAGCAGCTGCACCGCCTGCGTGCTGCGCGCCTCCACCGTCTGCTTGGGCGTGGCGCGCGCGTCCAGCGTGGTGATGATCGCCTGCAGGATGTCGCCGGCCTTCACCGGCTTGCCCGCGTACATGCGGTCTTCCATGCCGAGCACCGACGGCCGGATCACGATCACCGGCTTGCGGTCGCGCACGATGGTGTCCTCCAGGCCCTCCACCGTCGTGCTCTTGCCGCTGCCGCTCTCGCCGACCAGCGCGACGAAGCTGCTGTTCAGCGCCGCCTGCAGGCACGCCTCGCGCACGTAGGCGAACTCCGAGTTCATGAAGATCTCGTCGTCCGGCTGCAGGTCGCTATCGAACGGGTTGCGGAACACGCCGAAGGCCGTCCGGGCCTGGCGACTCAAGGTCTGTTTGGGCAGCAACATGGACTCTTCCTCTTCCGGGTTTTGCTCAGGGGGTTGATCTCTATCTGGCTTCGCGGCCTTGTCGAAGGCCGCCCGCGTCTGCGAGCCGATGCGCGCGTGAAACAGCGTGGCCAGCTCGTCGTCGCTGGCGCCGGCGTTCGCCAGCAGGTCGTGCAGGCCCGCGCGCAGCTCGGCCCGGTCCACGCGCGCCGGCCACTCGTTGGTGAACAGCCGCGCGATCGACGCGCGGCCCAGGCCGGTGGCCTTGCACATGTCGGAGACGGTCACGCGCAGGCGCGCGGCCACGTCGGCCAGGTTCAGGCGCACGCCCTTGGGCGGGTCGGTCGGGTCGTACTTCAAGACGGGGCGGCGCACGGTCATTGCGCACCTCCGCCCACGGCGCGCAGGCCGCCTTCGCCCGCGCCGTCGCCTTCGTCACGCCGCGCGAACTGCTCGGCCAGCGCCTGCACCTGCAGCTCGGGCACGCCCTCGGCAAACTTCGCGCTGACCCACTCGTACACATGCGGGCCGTAGTCATCGCCGAGTACCGCGCGCAGGCGCTTGCACGCCTCCACCACCGACAGCGTCGCGTCGCTCACCTCGCGGCGTGCACCGGTTTCGAGCGAGACGCCGCGGCGCGGCAGGTAGGCCGGTACCGGCGTGGCGCGCACGTCGGCCATCGCGTCCACCACGCCGGCATACGCCTGGTCGTGGCGCTTGCGCGCCTTCTTCGCGTCTTCGAGCGACGGCAGCTCGCGCGTGTTCGGCGCGCGGTACGCCTCGCGCAGCAGGCGCGTGCGCTCGTGATCCACCACCGTGTGCGCGGCGGTGCGCGGCTCCTCGCCGATCACCGGTGCGCCCTGCATGAAGCCCGCGTCGTTGCGCTCGATCGGCGCCACCGTCATCCAGCACAGCTCGCGCGTGTCGGCGTCGCGGTAGCCCACGTCGATCGCCGGCGCGCGGTAGGCGTTGATCGCCACCAGCACCTTGCCGCCCACCACCGCGCCCGGCACGCGGCTCACGTCGTAGTCGCGCGCGCCGCCGTTGCCGGCGCCCTTGCGCGGCGAGAAACTCACTTGCATGGTGTTCGAGACGCGGCGCTCCACCGGCTCGCTCGTCACCAGCTCGCGCAGCACCTCTTCGCTCTCGGGCACACGCAGCTGGCCGGGCGCGATCGTCATCCACAGGCCGTAGCGCGTCTGGCCGTGGCGGCTGTGCTTGCGGTGCGAGCAGTAAGCCGCGGCCCACTGCTCGGCCGCGTCGTTGATGCCCTCGTGCGTGAGCTGGTCGGCCTCGAAGAACCGGAAGCGCCCCTCGAAGTGACGCTCGATCAGGTCGTGCGTCTTCTCCACCTGGCCCTTGGCGCGCGCGTTGCCCACCTGGTTGATCACCAGGCGCACGCCCATGCGGCGCGTCAGGTTGGCAAACAGGTGCCCCTTGTTCGCGGCGCCCGGGTCGAGCATCACGATCGCCGGCGCGCCGTGCATCGGGCTGGCGCGCTGCTTGCTCACCGCCCAGATGAAGAACTCCACCAGGTTGGCCGCGCTCTCGCCGCCCAGCAGGTAGCGGCACTTGAACGCGCCGCTGTAGTGGTCGCTGACGGTGTAGCGGTTGCACAGGTCGGCGGCCACGCGCGCCAGGTTCTGAGGCTTGTTGCGGTAGAACTCGTCGCGGTCCATCGCCTGCAGCTGGCCGCTCTTGAGGTAGTACAGGACGCACACCGACGCGTCGATCTGCCACACGTGGTTCGGGTGCAGCGAGCGCATCTCGGTGGCCGGCTCCTGCTGCGCGAGCTGGTCCGGGTGCAGGTGGTGCTCGCGCAGCAGCTGGCCCACGCGGCCGGCCGTGAGCGTGGTCTGCACTTGGCCGTTGGCACGCAACATGTCCAGGGCGTCCTGCACCGTCAGCAGCTGCTTGTCGTTGTCGCGCCGGCTGGCCATCAGCAGGCCGCTCACCAGGCGCAGCTCGGGCAGCGGCATCTGCGTGGTGCCGGCGTCGCTGCGCGTCTTGCGGCCGGTGTCCAGGCCGGCCTGCTCCAGGCGGCGGTAGAACGTGGGCGGCGAGATCTGCAGCGCCGCGCAGGTGGCCTGCACGATGCGCGCCTTCTGCCCGTGCGGCGCGGCCTGGATGGCGCGCAGCGCTTCGAGCATCAGCTCCCACTCGGCGGGTGACTGGATCGGCATGGTGGTGCGTCAGCCCTTGCGCTTGTCGTGTTCGGCCTTGATCGCCACGTAGACGCCGTAGCGCTGGGCGATGGCCTCGGCCAGCGCGGCGCCGTTGCCGGTGGCGTCCATCGCCCCGCCGCGAAAGCGCGGCAGCCGGTCGATGACGAACTCCAG